CGGGACTTGATCAACAAAACTAAACCTTGAGATCATAGATCTCAAGCTCATGCCCATCTATTGGATACCAATCCAATGGCTGTGGAATCTCTGATTTCACAATGTCCTTGTCACTTTGACGTGACTCGGAGATAGATGCATGTAACATTTCCCAATTTCTCTCCATTTTGCGGAGTCGAAGTAAGGATTCCACAGAGACTAAAATTTCTCTGGGGTCTTCCTGAAGACTTTGCATATTTCCCCATTTTGGATTATGGAGATCTTTATAATTTTCCAATTCCTTGTTTCGAGGCCATCGGAAATGGTCAAATGAAGAATTTGACCTAAATGGAATCTTTAACAAATCGTATTTGATAAGATTATAATAGAAATTTACTTGCGACAATTGTTGCCAATAAATTTCGTTGAGGGTCTTTTCCCTTGTATGCGTTCTCATATCGAGAACCCATAACCATCCCGAGTAGCGAATGATTAATTGCTTAACCCATTCCCTACGGACGGGGATAGCTCCGTCCTTTTGAAATTCAACCATCCAATTCCTCTTCCAGGGTTGGATCTGAATCGTCTCTGAAGTGGATGATGCTTTTTTCATCCCCTTTAGGTACTTATAGCCTAACTCATAGTTAGACCTAGAGCACCAGGTTAAGATTCTAAAGTGACGTCTTGTCATTTTATTATCGAAATCTAGTTCTAACCCTGTACCTGGTAGGCCAAAGCCTCCCAATGACTTCAGGGTACGGGGGTCAAGACCCCCCAGCTTCTGCCAACGTTTTAGTTGACTGGAGATCATAAGATTGAAAATCTTTTCGTATCCCTCTATTGTTGTATACAACTTTAGAGCATCTAATCCGCTTAGATGGTAGTTCTCAGAGAGAATCTGAGTTCGGATACTGCCAGCTCGATCGATCCATGATGTATCTCTCTTCTGGCGTTCTGTGACAAGCTGTCGAACCTTGCAATAATTGACTGCGGTCAACTTATGTTCGCGAGGTTCGTAGAGCGCGAAGCGCTCTGCGATTAGACAGCCTCTGTCAGAGACCATGTCGGACTTTCTATTGTAGGTCATATTAAAATCATTCTCGAATGTATATCGAGTTCTTTTAATATGGCTAATAGTTATGGATACTCCCAAATGGTCGTCTCCAATTCCGTAATATATTGTGGGACTTTGATTGACGTGAAACTTCGGTTCCTCGCCAACTTTATATTGGTAGTTATATGCTACCGATTTAAATTGTCCCTCTATCCTTTTATTTTTGCATTTGATGATTTCCTCATCAGATAGAAAAATAATGTTGGAGTTGCTTTCCTTAATGCTATATATAAATAGAACAGGTTCTACTCCTATATAGTCTTTAGGGGGCCTTCCTCCAGCTCCAGGTGCCAGCTTGTATTCGAATTTCCCTGATTCGACTTCTCGCTGCCACTGCCATCGATCGTGATGGTACCCTCCGCCCTTTACCTTCTTCGTAAATTTTTTGTTAATTTTACAAGGAAGGCCATACTCGCCTATCTGTTTTTCCAGATCGTTGAGTGTAACCTCGAAGTCCAACTTCAAGGCGGCTGAGTTGCGGAATTTTTTCCGCCAGAGATTAATCTCTTTTTGCCACTTGGTGATCTTTTTATGTTCACCGCCGTGGTATCTTGGTGGTTTACCCCAATAGGAATCTTGCTTTTGTCCTGAGTCGTGAAGACCTAGGATTAAGTATCCGACCTTTTCGTCGTTAGTTGCTCGTCTGAGCAACTGTACTTCCCATTGTTTGTCCGCCAAAGGAGCGTCATTTGCTTTATCAAAGCAATGAGTATATGTAGCAGTCTGCATCGCGCCCATGATCGGGAACGATAGCGGATTACCCATAGGTTGTCCTTTATACATGATGAACCCATTGTTTGGGTCATCAAGATAATCGGCAATTAATTGCATTTTCGCTTTGCTCATCGGAAGTTTTCTGATGGCTATAGGAACCTCACACACTCGGTTACGAACCAAGGTGTTGGCAAGCGCGTTACGCTGTGTTTGCGTAAAGGTTTCGGATGTATCCAATATTTTATTCAAGAGAGCTAAGCTCGTCTGAGGAATAAAATGATCAGTACATGCGACGAAATCCCCTGAATGGAAGAAAACCCTCTCATGACGTGGGACGGATTTCAACCATGCGTTTATATGGTAGAAGTAACTACAGTGCGGCTCGAGTGCATCGGCCGTATATTTGTTGTTTCTTAACCAGTGTGTACAATGCCTTTGAGCGTTAGATACAAGGTATCTAACTTGGGCTTCGTACATTGTCAGAGTCCGGACTTTCCAGCCTCTGTCGTATACGTTCAAGAGATTTACTGGCGTGTGGTGCAGTATACACTCTCGACTCTTATGGTTTTTCACAACCTTGCAGTTGTGCTTGTGGTACCTTGTGTCGAACAAGGCTCCACGGTAGACCATATTAAGGACCCACGCTTGTTCTTCAAGCAGGTCCTCTATCGGTAGATTGAATAAATCTAGCTTTAATCCACTTGGGATGCTCATAGAGAGTACAGAGTTGGCGCCGCCGTTCTCTGTAGTATTTTCTAGGCATCCGGAAGTAGAGAATACTTTCAGATGGCTCGGTATAGTAATGGCTTTATTGTACCCTCCCATACCTGCAATAATCTCTTCAGTCCACTTGCTGTAGGACTTTTCTTGTTCTAGGAAATTCTCTGGACAAACGTTTGCCTTAAAATCGACAAGAGTTTGTTCCATGGTTGCCATAACACGTTTTGGCAATGCTCTACCTATTGATCCTAATTGGATTAGGAACTTTTTAGGTAGTTTTCCTAAATATCCGTCGTGTGCTACATTCCACGGCGGTGCGCTCATCTTTATTAGAGTTGACCATTCAGGATTCGTCTCCGTTGTTTCCACTTTGACATCTCGAAGTGCATTAACGGGAGGAATCGCTCTGTTGCGACACTCAAGGGACAATTCCTTGAGGAACTTTATGTACTCCTCGCAATCCATTTCCGAAGAAGTGTTTACGATGAAGTTGTAAAGCCTACCTAATGGTGTATTAGCTCTAAGAAGATGAACCATCCTCTTTGTTGGCCTAATGGCCATAAAAGTGGCATTTATGACCATCCCAAGATATTGGTATGTATCATAAAGCCAGTTCGAATGAGTGTAACACTCCTTCGTCTCGGCCCACCAGGGCTCGGTTGAGAGCTCGTCGAGAGCACTCATCAAGAGCTTACTTGGTAGCTCGTTGAGGTCTACGGCGTCTGCCAGCACCGCCTTGATTTCCTCTCGGAACATTTCCAGGGGGAGATCTTGGACGCTGCTGAGGAGCCGCTCGTATTTCTCCAACCCATCCCTTGCTTTGAATAGCAGTGATGAGGATTGAACGGAGTACTTTGACTCCGTCAATAGTGAGCAGATTTTGTCCACTAGTTCCTTTGACCTTCTTTTGAAGATCTCCAACAGTATAATCTCTGCCGGCAATTCGAAGGGTTCGGGATACTGAACCACCTGTGTTAGTAGGAGGTGGAACATCCCCTCCCTTATTTCCAGTTTCTGTACTGGTTTCAGATTTCTGCTCCTTAGGAGTAGAATTTCTGTTATCTTGAGCCTTCTTTGCCCTATTATTTCCTCCCGTGCGCTGGTTAGCACCTTTGCGACCCCCCGCAGATCTATTCTTTGGGCCTTGGGTCTTTCGAGAGAGAGGGTTTGAGCCCCCTTCAACTTTTATTAATCGTGCATCACGAAGGTTTTGCACGTTTAATATCTCGCCATTCTTCTCGAAGAATAGCTTCAATTTCTTGGCATTCAAACTGCCAGTATTCCAATGTTCCACAAAGAACAGCCTAAAAGCGTCTTCGCTCCAGGCGGATTGTTTAATGTGGTTAAGGAGGAAGAATTCCTCCAACGTTGACGATTTTCTCCAACCGGGGAGGGTCGTCATAAATTTGGACATCTGGGTCGTGAGTCCCCAGGAGATTGCTTGTATCGCCAACGTCGCGTTGTTTCGATACGCAGTAGCTATCCAGCCAGGAATAGCTTTCTTGTTTTTAATAAACCACTCTGCCATGAGTGCGTCATTGACAACACCAGAGAGATTAGCTGGTTTGGGCTTCTTAGCGAGCACTTCGCCCGCTTTAACTTTCTTTTGAGGGTTTACTCTTCCCTCATAGATCGTCATGGGATTGGATATACCAGAGAGGTATATACCAAGTTTCCCAGCAAGGTTTCCTTCCTTGGCTCCGTCTAATAATGCCAATTTCCAGGGTTCTGGCATTATTTGCCAATCATTAACATGATTGGTCTCCAGGATCTTTGCCTGGGTATTAGAATCAATCTGTCCCCAAACGATGGACAGTTGCTTATCGATTTCAGAAGGCTCCTTCTTTGCCTTCTCGTCCTTCCACTTTTTCAAATTCATGGAAATGAATTTGGAAATATCTGGTGCTTGCACCAAATAGGTGACGAACTCATCAGGATATGAGCTCATCGAGAACAAATGATTGGTGTCCACTGAGAACCCCCGATCGATTAATGCGTGAG